GTGGAGCAGAATTTATCTAAAGCAACTGTACAAAAAGGTTGGAGTATATATAAAAACCATGCATATATAACTGAGTTGGTTTTTTACATGATTGCCGCACTAACTTCGATTATTAGTTATTGCATCGGGTCAAAGAGCTTTGATGCGTTTTTTCTTATGACAATTTTGCCTTCAGCTATTTCTCATATCCTCTTAACTAGTTTTTTCTATGATTATTATAAAGAAGAAGTTTTTTTAAAAAACTTTGTAGCCTTCTTTAACGCGGTTATTATTGTACTAATAGTTGTTTTTTTGGTTAATTTGTCAACACAGAGTGAATTGATGAAATGGTTCGTAACACAGGTAGGCAAAACGAAAGCAAACGTTATAATTATTATTATAATGAGTTTGTCAATATTGGAAAATATATCATTGAAAATGGTGGTTAACTCTTTATCAAACAAGATTTCTAAATATTTTGAAAATGCCGAGGAAGCGTAATGAATATTATTTTGTATTATATTATTTTATTTCCCCTTTTCTTCTTTATTTCTTACATTTTTTCGGTTTTTATGGTAACAAAAAAACCTTTATTTTTTTTAATGACCTTTGTATTAGCTGGAACAGCTAGGTTTTTAAGAAAAAAAAGAATTAAAAAAGTTCAAAATGAAATGAATGCTGATTTAAAAAATATATTTCTTATTATGTCTAAATTTACCAATCAACAATTGATTGAAATTAAACCCGACATAAACGCCGAAGAAATCGTGGGGTTAAGAAAAGTTGCTGAAAAAGCCTATCAGGATTACGAATGTACCGAGGATGAAGCTAAAGATATTCTGAAATCACACGGCACGTATAGCTTCTTTAAAGCGGTTAGAACGTACTCTATTATATTAACGGAAAACAAAGAAATGCAAGACTACGTCAAGACAAGCTGGACAGAACTAAAAAATTCATTTAATGATAATAAAGGTGGTTCAAAAGAACATGACTTTATGAATAATACTATTAATAAATACTCTTTCATCGTATTTACTGATGACAACAGAGCAAGTCTTGAGTATGCCAATAAAAAAGCATAAATAAAAAAAGCCAACCCGCACTTAATCCGGTTGGCTTTTTTTAATCTATTCAATTTTGTAAGGAATTAACCTTTGCTTGTGCATCAGCTAATGCTTGTTGTGCTTTTGCTAGTTCATCAGCCTTAGCTAATTCGCTTTGCTGTTGTTCTGCTTGTTTTTGTGCCTTAACTTGTTCCTCTGTAATTTGAGGATAAGTCTGATCTAACTCATTAATCAGTAGAGCATATTCTTTTTCAACTGCATTCTTAATTAATGTTTCATCTGCATCAGAAAAGCCTAGAGCACTAACTGCATTAGTAACAATCTTTATAGCGCCAGACAACTTGTCCTCACCTTTTAAAAACTCCGTGACACCTAACTTCTGCATAGCCACTACGGCATCTTTAGCCAGCGGAGATAACACTTGAATCAGGTTAACAACCTGTTTGTTTCCTAAAATCACTTTGCTGACATATGCACCAATAATTGGAATAGCTGCAATAGCGATTGTTGTAATTAATTTAGTAATTGTATTCGTGTCCATGTTTTCTCCTTATTTGATTGTGGCAAACGCCTTCATCATGCTAACGGGTTCACCACCAATTTCAACATTGATAGTTGTGGCAGTTTGACTAATCACCTTGTACTTACCAGTCAACGTAAAGTACTCCATCTTACCGTTGTTGCCTTGAATATATTGATTGCTCAACTTATTGCCATATTTATCAGTCAATGTCATGGCTGAAATAGGAATATAGTTGTTGTAATCAATAGGCTTGATGCTCATATCAATGTTAACACCGTACATTTTGTTATTGTACTTAGTCCAGTAATCAGCGACATATACACCGCTGAATGTTGCATACTTTGTCGTTGAAGTTGTTGTTGATGTATCAGCAGTTGATTGTGTCGCCTTTGAAGCTACCTTTTCAGCTGGCGTATTGTTATCCAACGAACCAACAACCATCACGTTTCCATCAACGCCATAGTGATTATCTGCATACTGCCAAATCTTCACATTTGAGTATTGTGGGAAGTACTGCATAGGTGGTGTTGCTTGATGCGCTGTAGTTGCATACCAAGCTAACCACAAAGCGTTAGGGTAACGTGCATTAATACGGCTCAAATCAACGTATGAGTTTACGTAGCTAGTGTAGCTATAAAACATTGGCTTATACCCAGAAGCATAAATCTGATCCATGAACGCTAGAATAGCTGTCGTGTTGTTGGCTTTGTTTGCACCCGCTCCTGCTTCATAGTCCAGAGCGATATAACTACCCTTGGCTAAACCTGCACTAGTTGCATCTTGTACAGCTAATTGAGCAGAATAACTGGCATCAGTTACATCATCACCGAACTGCCCCCAGAAGTAACCACCTGTTTGCATACCAACGGTATCAGCGTTGTGAATTTGTGCGTAGGCTTTAGGGTTACTATAATGAGTACCCTCACCGCCACCTCTTCCGCCAAGTTTAACCATAGTGAAGTTATCGCCATAGCTCTTAAACTGACTGAAATAGCTTGTGGTATCTCCTTGATAACTAGCGACATCAATCCCATTAGTATTAGCAGATGCACCTGTGATCATTGCACCAAAAAAGGCAACCGCTCCAAATGAAGCGACTACCCATCGTTTTAATTTATTCAATTTTCAAACCTCCCATTTATCGTGTTTCCACGTTTCCAATTTAGTGAGTCGTATCTCATGGTTGTCCGTGATGTTGTTAGATATTTTTAGCTCATCTTTTAAACCAGCAATATCTGTTCTCAATCCATTAATTGAGTTCACAATGGTATTCTTCAATACCCACCACAAACCACCCAGAAGAATAGACCCCACACTTAGCCAACTCAACAAATCATGTGGCATTTGCATTTATTCACCTCCTCTCTTTATCGTGTTATTGGGTAGCTCATTGAGCCAACCAAGTTACCACGGTGATTATCTACAACTCTTACCCATAATGTGGTCGTATCGTTCACATAACTTATTACTGGATAGATGCTAGTAGCACCAATATCACTTGATGCTGATGCTATTTCTACATCAGGTCTCAAACTCCAAGGCACACGCCCTATTTGGTTGCCATTATTGGCATTGGTTACATCAACACCACGCCATCTAAGAAATACCACGTTATCACGCACTCTGTATTGTGCATAACAAGGAGCACCATTATCTGACCACAATTTAGCACCAGTGGAACCAATGTCTAAGTTCAACCACCCTGAATCATTTAGCATTGGGTTGTGTTGAGTAACTGTTCCACTTGTTGCTGTAGAAGTGAATGTTGCTAATGGCAATTCATAAATAAACCCACCATTATTAATATCTTCTTGTACTAGATCCCCTGTAACAGCTGATAAATATACTTGATTAATCGTTGGGTAATAATTGGGCTGACCTGCTTGCCCTTGCACTGTATTAGCCTTTGATAGGTCTACTACAATACATAGATTACCGTTTGAGTTGGCTGGTAGTGTTATTTGTGTAGGGCTTGTAACCTCTACTAAACGCCCTAAAATGAGTGCTTGTCCTGTTGCTACTGTTGCAGTCAATCCATTAACCGTTATTTTTAATTGATTGCCCCTTTTTAAAACACCTGAGGTATCTCCTGATAATGCTGATTGGGCTGATGCTACTTCACGGGGTGTCACAAAAGCTCTATCTGAGGTGTACATTGTAATTGCCATATTTTATTTAAATCCTTCCTAATTTGTGGTGCTAAATAAGTCGTTTCTTCCAAAGCGTAGGTTTCCAAAAGTGAGGTTAACTACCTCTGAGCTACTGTCGATTGAGTAAGCTGTAAGTACTGACTTATATTGTGTGTTGTCATAATAGATATTTGATTGTAGCCCTAATTTAACCTTTTCCAATGGTAGGAAATTATTCCCTAATTGAGCACTGAATTGAATACTGTGAGAGTAGGCATTAACTGATAAATTACTCTGTGCTATAGAATCATAAGTAGGGTTATCAGTTGCTGTCTTATCAAATAAGTAAACTTGTACCTGTGTAGGCTGTGCTACATTGTCTGTAAGGCTCTTACTTATAGAACCATCTTTAGTGAGCCAATAATGTGCTAATACTGTAGGGTTTTCCATATCTGTACCAGCTTGATCAATTATCCACAATTCATTGTTATAGTTCTTTAGATTCCTGGAATCACTAACTACCCAATTATTGAAATCGTACACATCATTTTTAAAGTTCCAGGTATCTACTACTTGGTGAAAGTCTATTTTTGGATAATAAAAAGGAATACCGTTAGATATTCCCTGCCCTATATCAGTTACTTCAAACACTGTGTTATGTAGTTTAAAGCCACGTATAAGGTAATCTATAAAATTGCTTGTGCTTATCCCATCTGATGAGGTTACTTGAAAGGCTGTGTTAGTTGATTTAGTAAGGCTCTTACTAATTAAGTTAGTACCTTTGGTAGAGTTAATATAGTTGTTTATTAGCTTTAATATATGAGCTTCGTAACTGTTGCCACTCTTACTACCAACAATAATGTCACCGTTTAGCAGATTCCATATATAATTAGCACTTAATGTCATAAGGTTGCTAGAATCGTCCACATCTACTGTGATTATCTGCCCATAGTACATAAGTTGAGTGCTATTATTTGGTCTAACAGCTACATAATCACCTGTCATAATATTAGTATTTTTATCAATTGTGAGTGTAGAGGTTACGTTACTCAAAGCATCCATCTGTATATCATAACTGAATAACTTATAGGTACCTCTTATGGTTAACTTAGCACTGTCAAATACTGTAATTTCAAGTGCCAAACTCATACAAGCATCCTCTCTTCCTTGAACGTCACATCAAGTTGAGCGTTTTCGTCTAGATATGCTAATAGAGTTGATGTGCCTTCTGGTACTCTCAGATAGTTATTAACTGAAAAATCAGCTAGTTGTGAAACGTCACTAAATGAGCCATCAGTGTTATAAACCCTAGCATATTGGTCTTCGGGATAGCTAGAGACTACTAACCTCTGAGTATCAGCTAAATAAAGGCTAAACTTAGCTTTACCTATCACTGCACCATCTTGAATAATCTGCCATTCAGGATAGACGTTACATCTACCCGTGATGGTTACCAAGGAGGGGCTACCTGATTGAACACCATAGTATTCACTATGATTGTCTAACGTGATAGCTTTTTCGCGCCCTGTTACATTGCTTTCAATGTAAACAAATCCCCATTTTGTAGCCATATAAACCTCCTACTTTGATTATGTACGGGAATAAATCCCTTTAATTAGCCTACTGTAGTTGTCTTTGATGATTGTTCATCTTCAACATCATATACAGCACTGTCAAAGTCTTCCTTGTCTTGACGTACTTGCTTTTTGTTAGCTTCGTACAAGTCTTGATTCTGAATTGTCATATTGCTTGATGTTCCTGAATCAGACACATTTGCACTAAAGTAAGCAATTGCTTGTCCGTCTGCTGTTTGTGATGTTGCGTTGATTGATACACTCTTATTAATTGTCATAACTATTTATCCTCTTTGTTTTCTACTTGTTCTTGTTCTTGATATTGCGCTATAACTGACTGTAACTGTGCATTTACATAAGTTAAACTAGTCAATTGTTGCAATAGATTGTTAATTACATCCTCTTGTCTTGGTTGCATTATTTTACCTTTCTTACAGCATATTTAATTTGCTTAGCATGGTATAAAGACTGTAACTTTTACCTTTCACATAAAAAATAACGTCCCTGGTAGTATCAGTACCAAAGCCCGCTTGTGAGGGTGTGTCAAAAAATCCATACCACTTTTGCCCGTTTGATAGTGTAGCTCCTTGGGCGTGCAATGCTCTTCTATCAGTAGAGCTAAATTGTTGGGCTATATCAAAGCCACCCTCAAAATAAGCTGGTTGATGCCAAGTCATAATGTCCTCTACATGCCAACCCATTTTGCGCCCTTTATATCCAGCAACTAGGCTAGAATCCCATGACATTTTCATGTCGTAAGTGCCTGAATCATTAGTTACTCCAAACCCGATGCCATCACCACCACGGATAGTATTTGTACCATCTGAGTTTAGGTCATAATCAGAATCTGTTGATTTCCCTGTGTGCCACCCTGCTAGTTTAATCATTAGGTAGTCCACGTTGTCATGATCTGGCATTGTTTCGTGTTGGAACGTGCCTAGATATTCATTCTTAGAACTAATTAATTCAATTTGTCCATTTAATACATTTGTCGTTCCAAGTGAACCTGACATAACTAAACCATCTTGATTAAACTGAGCCATACTACCTTGTGATGTACTAATAGTCATGCCTGTTGGATTAATTTTTACAGATTGATATAGACCATTCCAATTAGACTGAATAAAACTTGAAACATTACCAGTCAACTTAGCTACATCTAGGGTAGCAATCTTAGCGCTGGTAATTGTTGCATCACCAATCTGTACACTACCTATAGCACCATTGGCAATCATTGCTGATTGTATCCATGCAGTACCCTTAATCTGGGTATTAGGGCTATCAATCGTCACATTCTTACTGATAAGGCTCATTTGAGATGCATTACCAACAATACCACTGGTAATTTTGCTGATATTATCAGTAATACCAATGCTCCAGTTATTCTTAAATAATGATAGTACTGTGGAGCTACTAGTTGTTCCGTAGGTTGGTGTGTATGGCGCTGCTTTTGCTCCCATATTTAATGATGGGCGTGTAATATAATCAGTAGCATTCGCTGATGAGTGTGCAATAATGACTGACACAAAAGCTGTATTAGCAGGTGCTGTCTTATTTTCCACTACATATTTAGCAATGCCCTTATATGCAGTTCCATCTATTATGTTTCCTGCACTTGCTGTCGCTAATAGTTTTCTGCTTGAATCCCAGAAGCCTATTCTATAATCAAGTGCTGTTGATACTGTAGGAGCAGGTGAACGTCCTGCCACAACTGAGGCACTAAACACTCTTCCAGCACTAGTAGTAACCAATGCTGTTGAATACCAGGTACCTGTAGAGTATGAAATTACTCTAGAACCATTTACAACTGCCCAATCAGCAAATCCAGTTGCTTGTGTTGGGCTCCAAGCTTCCGCTAATTGTGACCCTACAGAAGAACCATTAGTTAATCTGTAAAAGGTACCATTTAGTGGGTCAAACTCTGAGTTAACTACCATATTAGTTGCTTCAACTTGTGCTAAAATACCGCTAGCAGTTTGTGTAATTGTAGAGTTAACACCATTAACAGCGCTTGTTACTGTACTTGTAGTGAAGTCCTTAGAACTCTGTAAAGTATTTTTATCCCCATTTGTTCTATCCGTTATTTCTTGTGAAATTTGGTTAGACGTTTGAGTTTGCTTAGTCTGTAACCCACTAATGTTATTAGTTGCAGTACTTATATTTCCCTCTGCTGTTTGAACTCTAGAAGTTATAGAATCAATATTAGTACCTTGTTTAGATACTGTATCCGTGATTCCATTTATGGTTACTTGTTGAGCAGATAATTGAGCATTGCTATTACCTATCATTACAGTTGTACCAACTACTTGACCCGTAGTAGAGTTACCAACTAAATAGGTTTTATCAATGTTACCCTTATATATGGTGTTCCATATAGTACCGTCATAGCTAACCTGCGCTAGAACACTATAATAAGTTCTTGTGGTAGTCCACATTCCTATTTCTATATGGTCGACATTATAATACACAGCACCTAAATCAAACTGTATATATTGCTCATGATTAGCTGAGTTGTATTCAAGTCCTATATAACTGGTGTTATATTTCCCATCTGTAGCAGCTGCTAATCCATTACCTGAAATAGTAGGATTACCTATAGTTGTTGCTGTTTTTCCAGCAATTAAATCAGTGCCATTAGAGCTAAATACACTAATATTTCCAAAGTGTGTACCTTGGTTGTCTGTGTTACCTTCGCCCCTGAATCTTATATATCTAATTCCATTACCTGAGTTATTAGATACACTAGACGTTATAGCATCTACATTCACTTGTACCTGAGATACTTTAGTATTGTAGTCACTCTTGGCACTATTAAGGTCTGCTGTAGTAGCTCTTAGAGTAATATCTTTAGTGTTTTGTGCTATAGAGGTCTCTGTAGCCTTAACACGGTTGTCGTTACTAGTCTTATAAGCACCTACTGTTGTTACAGCGCCATCTGCTGTAGTTTGTGCTTTGGTAACACGTGTATCTAGGTCACCTGTTTTAGCATTGTAATCTGTTTGACTAACCTTAGTAGTTACATCTTTAGCAGTCTGTGTAATATCAGATTGTGCCTTAGTTATACGTCCATCTGCATCAGTCTTGTAATTGTTTAGTGAAGTTGTTGCTTGGTCTGCTGTTAGTTGTGCTTTAGCAGTTGCGCTTGATAAGTCTTCTGGTGCTGGCGTCCAATCAGTAGAAAGTGTACCCACTTCAAGCTTAGGTAATTTAACATAAACATCTAAAGCAGCATTCCAGCTAGAAAAATATATAATAATGATATTGGAACCATTAGATATACCCGTAGATGAAACTCTAGTCCAATCAGAAGATATATCACCCTTATATTTGTTAAAAGACGAAGAGCCTTCTAAACCAAACTGAGAGTGAGTTCCAGTTCCTTTTACATCAATACTAAATGCCCACTTTTCGCCTTTTAATAAAGCTCTACTACTATTGTTTGACTGACCAAAATAGATTCCAGCGTTCGTAGAGCCACCTTTAGGAGATGTTATATGCCACATTTTAGTATTAGAATCATAATCAACTTTAACACTTGATGTTGACGTGTTTAAACCAGTGTTCCAATTTAATTGAGAGCTACCCAGTATTAAGTTTCTACTACCTACCGCTAAATTATTAACCTTTGTAACAGTTGCATCAAAACCATCTGCACGTTGCTGTAATGTAGATATATCACCTGATTGCTTACCTTGTGCTGTCTGCAGATTAGAAACAGTTGCTTTAGTTCCACTTGCATCAGCTTCAATACTTGTCATTCTGGCATCTTGTGAGTTATCTGTTTGCTTTATTGATGCTATATCTGTTTTAGCTTGGTTAGCTGTTTGGGTAACGTTAGCAACATCAGTGGTTAGTTGCCCTGTTTTAGCATTATATGTGGATGTATCAACCTTACTATTTAAGCCTGTTAGAGCTTGTGTAGCAGTAGATTGAGCTGTGGTTATTTTTCCATCAGCATCCTTTTTATTTTGGCTAATAGTACTTGTAATACTAGAAGCTGTGTCATCAATTTTCTTATTAATAACACCGTCTGCACTGGTAGCTACGTCTATAGCGTTTTTCTTAGCTGTATCTGCGTAGCCTTGTGCTTTTGTATCTAGAGCGCTTACTGCTGATGCTCTATCTGTTACTTCTTTATTTATGCCATCTGTTAATGCCTTCTTAGCATCTGCTATATTCTTATTGGCTGAATCTAGAGTATCTTTAGCAACCTGTTGGGTGTTATCCTTAGCATCTTGTAAGGCTTTATCAGCCATATCCTGTGCTTTATTGTTGAAATCACCATCTTTAACAGCTAAATCAGCTTGTTCTTTAGCCACCTGATTGATTGTTTCGTTAATCTGGGTATTATTATCAGCTATAGCTTTATCTGTGTTATCAGATGCTGTTTTGATAGTCTCTTCAATACGATTGGTTAAATCTGGGTCTACTTTTAATACCCATTCTTCACCATTATATGAATAAATCAGGAAATCATTACCATCTTTAACAAATACTGTGTCACCCTTTTTGGGGTTAGATGGCATTGGGTCACCAGTGTTGATATAACTTAGAGGTGTTAAACCATCACTTGATAATTGAGCACCACCAAACCCATAAGTAGCATTATCTGATACATGAGTTAGTTCTTGCTCAATCTTATTTAATTTTCCACCTGTTATTATGTCGCCGTGTTCCCAAGTCGTTGGATCATACGCCAAACTATCACCCCCTTTACTCTATATTAGTTATATCTACTTGCGCCTCATCTACATAAGGCTTATTACCGTTTTCATCGTCATAGGCTGTACCCATAAACCCAAAGCCATACTTCATATTGGCATCTGAAACGCCATCTTCTGGAGCACTTGTATAAGCTGTAGCTTTACCTCCCTCTTCTAATTTAAAATGCCTGAATTTAAGGGTCTGACCTTTAACGAATCCTGCTGTGTTACTCGTAGCCATTGCGTTCAATCTAATGTAGAACTGATTGAGATGGTCACCTGTAAGATTAGGTATGGTAAATGTGTAAGTTACCCTAGTCCATCCTGTGTTGTTGATTGATGTGCTAGGTGAAAATGTATTATTTATTCTAAATGCAACGCTAGGGACTGTACCCTGTACATCAACTGAAATAGTGTAAGTCTTATCAAAACTCAGTGACGTATTAGCCATGTCTTGGTAGGCTTCTGCTAAGGCATAGTACCATTCAGTGGAGCCTGTACCCGTGTAACTTAGTGTTATGCCATCTGTTCCATAAGCAATAGTTGAGTTGACATTACCTGTAACTGCGCCATTGATATTAGGTCTATTGTCGCTTGTGGCGCTTTCCCCTGATGATTGTAGTATCAAGTTAGGGTTAAAGTCACCTTGTTCATTGAAAAAGCCTGACCCATAAATAGCCAAGCCTGAATCAATATTATATGTCTTGTAACGCCCCTGTTTGTTGTTATACCAAGGATTTATGAACTCTAATGTAAACTGTTCAAATAATTTATCGGTTTGTAATACTGTTGTGCCACCTATTTCTGTCTTAGTTAAACTAGTTAATCTTGCATCACGATGCCAAGTATCAACACCGGTTTTATACAGCAATGTCAATGGCTGAAAAGATAAGAATGTAGAAAACTGACTAAACGTCTGATAACTTCGACTTTCAACATCCCCAAACAATATATTTAATTGCATCTGTCCTTGCTGAATATTTATTTTAGTTGCTTTAAAATAACTTTCATATTGACTGTAAGTGTTTGTAAACACCGTTCCCAATCCTGTTGGTGTGTTACCAAATAAATTTTCAGAATTTAAGTCAACACTTTCACCACGTGCGTTATTTAACACGAACATACTCATATGTACTCCTTTCTAAAACCCGCCCCGAAGTACTGTGCATTTATTGGCGAGTTTTTTGGTTTAATTAACTGATCTAACTGCTCTAGCAATTACAGCTTTAGAAAACTTATTCATAGCGATGTCATCTACTGACTGATTAGCCTCTGTAGTTTGACCTAAGATACCTGATAGTAGTTGAACCATTGAACTTAGTAGCTGATTACCTTGTTCAATTTTAGCTTCTAATGCTGAACTATCACTAGTTGCTGATGATCCTGTTGCGCCATCTCTAGCAGCCATAGCTACAGCAGTTTTGCCAAGCAATTCAAATCCACGTGATGACTTCATACCATCAAGTGGAATAATCATTTCTGGTTGATTACCTTCACCAATTTCAGCGATCTGATGTTGAGTAATCAAACCACCGTTAGCATATCCATGACCTTGTCCTAGGAATGATAAATCATTACCATAGGTGTGCTTAGCATAGTTAAGACCTGCTAGCAAAGAATCGTACCCGTTGAATGGGTTACTGTGTCCTGGGAACTTGTAGGCATTGAATGTAGCACTAATAACCTGCATAAGTCCCTTGGCTAGGTCACCTGATGCGTTGTTAACGTCGCCAATGTTACCCTGTACAGCTTTTTCATTACCACCACTTTCAGTTTGTATCTGACGTAAGACCTTATTAACCATAGATTCAGACGTGCTCAATCCGTTAGCCTTTAAAGCATCTACAACCTGTGAACGCCATCTAGATACACCAGCACCGCTAGGAGCACCTTTACCGCCTCCACCGTCACCAGTGTTGGAATTGTTGCTTGATATAAGCTTCTTTAAGAAGTTACCTATACCCTTGATGCTTTCGTCTACCATACCCTTAGATAAGGCGTGTCCTATATCACCTACTTCTGGTATTGAGTTAACATCAAAGGCTTTAGTAGCAATATCTGTAAGACTCTTGATAGGGTCTGTAATCTTAGATAAGGCGTCACTAGCTGCATCTGAAACATCATCCCAAATATTGCTAGCACCCTTAGTAACTGAACTAATGAATGACTCTAGACTAGAAGTACCCTTAGCGTATCCTGGCAATGTCTTACCTAATCCACCTTGGAATAACTTAGCTGTGTCTCTAGCATTCAGAATCTTGTCACCAGGGTTTAAGTTAACAACCTGAGCACCATTGTGACCCAATAGGTCTATCTTGCCTGAATAAGGTGAGTAACGGGCTTCTATACCTGCTTCACCTACTAAGGCTTGACCACCTTGTGCGCCATCACTACCTGTTGCATAGGCTGGCATACCCATAGGAGAGTAATTATAGTTACCTTTAGTAACATCAACACCTTTAACACCAAACCCTTTAACAAGTCCATTGAAAAACTCACCTATGCTACTCCAGATATTGTTAGTACCTTTACCTTGTTTAGAAGCAGCTTCCATAGAACTATTAGCCTGTGCTACAGCATGACTAACAACACCATGTGACTGTTCCTTAGCAGCATTTGTAGAATCATCACGTTGTTTACGTGCTTTATCTACAACATCATCACGTTGCTTTGTTGCTGACTTAAGGGCTCCGTTATACTGGTCTACTGACTTATTGATAACGTCTTCTTTTTGCTTATTAGCTTTGTCAACAACATCTTTATGTTGGTCTTTAGCCTTACTAAGTACATCATTATGTTGCTTTGATGCTTGCTTGACTGTGCCATTATATTGGTCTACGGCGTGGTCAATGGATTGTGCTTTTTGGTGGTTAGCTTCATCAGTAACCTTCTTACGCTGTTCCTGTGCCCACTTACTATTACCTTTATACTGGTTTTCAGCAGCCTTTACAGTGGCATCATATTGCTTGTTGGCGCTCTTTTCAGCTGCCTTATACTGGTTTTCAGCAGCTTTCTTAACGTTTTCATACTGGTCGTCTGCAGCTTTCTTAACGTGTTTGTACTCTTTATCAGCAGAACCTTTAACCTTGTCATACTGCTTTTCAGCTGCTTTAGTTACTGAGTTATATTGCTTATCTGCTGCATCCTTAGCAGCCTTGTACTTCTTATCAGCATTATCTTTAACAGTGTTATATTCTTTTTGACTCTTGTTTAATAAGTCTTGTAGTTCTTTATTAGTTAGCTTACCTTTGGCATCTACAAGCTTGCTTAGTATATCTTGCTGTTTTTTGCTTGATACCTCTATCTTTTGAGTAGCTGTACCGTGTGCTTTAGCCTCATCTAATGATGTTTTAGTAGCATTTTTAACTGCAAGGTCGTTAATAGCTTTCTTTTTGTTCTGGTCATCCTTTTCAAGGGCTTGTTCCTTCTTTTTCTGGTCTTGCTTAACTTGATATGACTTAGCACCATACAAAGCAGCATCATTAGCTATCTTGGTGTCCCATGACTTAGTATCATCACGCTTTTTCTTGTTAAATGATTCTTCTAACTTCTGGCGTTGGCTTGCATAATACTTTGATAAGGTAGTACGGTCTTCCTGACTAAGCTTTTCAACTTTCTTACCTTTATCAGCTTCCTGTTGAATATCCTTTAGGCGGTTTTCGTACTCTTCCTTAGACATTAAGCCATTTTTTCTTAACAGTTTAATATCAGCTAAATCTCTTTCAGCCTTTTTGTCGTAGTACTTCTTAGAAGCTTTGTCTAACTCTTCATAAGCACTCTTAGTGTCTAGCTTAGGTGCTTTAATCGTTATCTCTGGTTGCTTCTTAAAAGCACTCTTAAAGGTATTATGGAACTTGCTTACTATCTTTTCAGCTGTCTTAGTGCTGCCTAAGGCATCACCAATAGAAGCCCCTAATACTCCACCTGCTACTGTTCCAGCTCCAGGTATTACAGAGCCAAGTACAGCCCCTATTGTTCCACCTATGGCTGTTCCAGATACTTTACCAGCAGCCTTAAGCTTTTCTTGTGACTTATTAGAAGTCACAGCCTTGTATATGGAATCACCAACATCAATAGCAGTAAATAATCCAGCTATTGGGGCTACTACCTTACTTGCAACCTGTCCACCTATAGAAGCAACTTTACCAACCTTAGACACCTTACCCACTGTTGATATGGCACCACCTGCACCTGCTGCTCTAGAGCCTATTGTTTCTGCTTCTGTGGCTACTGTTTTAGCAGTGCCACCTACGCCACCACCTGCTGATAGGGCATTATTTTCCATCAGTACAGCGTTTTGCTCTTGTATTGCCTTAGTCTCAGCTTCAATACCAAGTACCTTAGCACCCCATTTAATGCCACTGACTAACCCACTGAATGTATCTAGTACTGTGTTGGCTAACTTAACTGCTCCGTGCATACCCTTAAAGGCTAGATTAATAGCTACTATTGATTCAGCCATTATCTTAAATTCTTTAGGATGGTTTTGGGCAAACTTTCCTAAGTCTTCCAACAAAGGCATAGCTATTTTAAGGGTGTCACCCATAACACTAAAGCCTGTGCCTGATAAATCCTTAGTTGCACTAAAGAATCCTATAATTGAATCCTTGTGCTTGGCAATATAATCACCAAACCGCTCTATGTTCTTTGCCATGCCCTCCAGGGACTTGTTAGCAGCTTCTGTGAAATCTTTTGCCTTAAACTCTTTACCGAATGCATCTGTAATGGTACTAAAGGCATGTGATATTGATTCACCTACCTTGTTGAACTCTTTTTCAGTCCTGTCATCTGATACCCACTTTGATATTGCACCAAAGATAGGGTTTTTAGCATTCATGATAGGACTAATTAAAGCACCAGCTAAGGCTTCACCACGGGCTGATACGACACGTTCCATACCCGATGCAGTCTGTAACATGTTTTCACTAGCTGTCTTATACTTGTCACCCAGTTCATTCATGACCTTTTCAGCATCTTCGGCTGATATTTTACCAGCTGACATCTGATCGCGGAGCTGCGACATAGTTAAGTTGGTGTTATGTTGTGCTTCCTGTTCGAACTCTAACAGTTTTTCACCAAACATTGGCAACTGGTCGGTAATAACGTTGAAATCACCTAGTTGCATTTTTGATGAGGTCATCATGTGTGTGAAGTTAAGACCCAAACGCTCTGTAGCTTCAGATGAAAGACCAATAGTATCGGCCATAGTCAATACTGACTTAGTTAGCTGTTCTGTAGGCTCTTTTTGGTTGAATACGTGGTAGAATTGCTGTTCAAGTTCATTGGTTAAGTCTGTTGTTTGACCAAAAGCAGTAGATATACTCTTGATACCTGACACCATTTCCTTAGACTTATCAGCATCACCTGTTAGGGTTGTCCAAGTGGCATCCATAACTTGCATTTGCTTGTTATATTCTATGGCCCCTTGTACAGTCTCTGAAAGCTTTTCTTTCATCGTTTCAAAAGCATCAATAACAGCATTTGCTGCTAAGTTGCCTAAAAACACTGACTTGAAATGACTAGATGTACTCGTTAGTTTTTCATCTAACTCATTTAGCTTACTTTTAGCGCTTGATATACCTCTAGTTTCTGGTTTAATCTCTGTGCTATTAAAATGCTTGATGTCACGTGTAGATTCAGCGACCTTAGCAGACATCTGCTCAACTCTTAATTCTTGCCTTTTGTAGGCATCTGAGTTCTTGTCGCCTGATTCTGCTAGCTTACCAAGTTCTGTCTTCTGGATGGATAACTGCTCTGTATAATTCTTTTGAACGTTTTTGAGGTTTTCAAGTTTTACCTTATTAGCCTCATCTTCACGCCCTTCTGCTTGCAATTTTTGAACTCTAGCTTCGGTTAAATCATTTCCATGTTTTAATTCGTTATTGAGTTTAGCTAGTCCCGATTCTTGGTAAGTATAAGCTTGTTTAGCTTTTTCAAGTTGTCCGTTATAAGAAGCATACTGACGTTCTGCTTTGGCTAACTCACTAGTAAGATACTGCTGTAAATCTTGCCCCTTCTTGGTGCTTGTGTTTACATTGTCTAAACCACTTTTAAGGGCTTCTATTTTAGTCTTTTGGGCTTCTAAGGTACTTTGCAGTCCTTCGTATTTAGCTTTGGAGGAGCTAACCGCATCTCCTGAAGTCTTATACTGATTTTCCAATATTTTAGCTTCAGCGCTACTATTTTTAACTTCACGCGTTAATTCTTTTAATGCTTGTGAGGCACTATTTGAATCAAGCGTTAAATTAGTAGCCATTTCATTAACGATTTGTTTAGCCATTGTTTATCTCCTTCCTAAATAGATTGTTCTGCTGTATCTGGATCAATTCCCAGTGACTTCATGAACTGTGAACCAGTCATTGGCCTTTCTTCTTGACTTTGAGCACTTAATACCTCATTCAAGCGATAAAAATTTTCTTGTTCAAATTCAGACGGTAATATGTGTAGGTTTGTTAAAACATTTTGTTCGTTATAATCAAAATCTTTTATGGCTGTATCGAGTGCGTCATATTTTTCTCTTAGGCTTCTAAACCCACTTCTTCGTCAGTTGCTTCAACTGTTTTAATTCCTAAAATTTCCGCACTGATTTTATTGGCTAAATCAACGGTTTCGTTAAAAGTCATATCATCAATCTTTTTAGCTTGTGCCGATGTCAATCGAAGAGTATTTGTGACATATGAAATCATTTCATCTTGAGTAGATAACATCAAATCGAGCATTTCTTCAATAGCATCTTCGCTATCTGCTCTTGTTGCTTGTTTAATCTTCATCTTCACTTGTATTTTTTGAATTTTCCAAGTGTCACGTACAACTTTGTTAGTTGGCTCCACTTCGATTGCTTTTTTAATCCCTAATTCTTTTGCAACGTTAATTTTTACTGACATGATTTTCTCCTAATATTTTGTTTTTGGAGCCTCGTTTTGAGACATAATAAAAAGCCACTTTCGTGACTTGTAAAGATTATTGACCACTGCCCGTTGTTGAACCACCAGATGCAGCAGTTTTGAAAACATCTGATAACATTGCATCCTTATCAAACTTTGGTGCTGAACTATAGAAGTACTTACCAAAGCCGTCATCACCACGTTCTAATCCAGCAATAGTGATTGCATCAGTCGTACGGTTATCATTGGCGTTGTTAGAAGTCAATGTTGCCCCTGCTTCTGATGCAGTACCCATATACATACCTACATAAACTGGCTTATCAATGTCGAATGCTTCTGCTGATTCTGCAAGGTATGCTACACGGTTGTTAGGGTCAGCCTTACCAGTAATAGTAAAGCCGCCTTTTCCATCAGATGGCATTCCAAGCGCCGCCATTTTAATTTCATTTGGCAATGAGTTAACTGTAAGCACAGTTTGAGCAGCACCCTTACCAGCTGACTTATATACCAACTTGTTGTTACCAAAAATGTCAGTTGTTGTACCAAACAAGTTAGTTAATGCAACAGATGCCACACCGAATGAAGTGTCAACCGTAACATCAAAAATTCCTGTCTTATCTGTTGTAGCTTGATCAGTGTACTTAAAGATACCATTAGCACCTGTCAGCACATTACCGTTTTTGTCTACTAATGCAATTTTTGCACCCGCAATTCCTAATGTTGCCATGTATTATTTCTCCTTTATGACTTTGTTTCGCGTAACTTGAATAGTTTGATAATCTTGTGCAGTGTCTGGGTCAGTTTGACGACCTTTAACGTCATTGATTGTGTAGCCATTGGCTGTTAAAAACTTCATCAGTTCAATCTCAACATCGTCATAATCCAAATCACTATCCAATGAATAATAAATTTGAATAACGATATTTTGCTCAATAGTATTAAACGTATCGTTACCATAACTACCCAGATTACTGTATGCATCCCTAATTAAAAGAGATGTCTGACTAGCAGGCACCTCTTTAGGAATTAACTTAGGATAAACACCATCTGTCCAAGTTACATGTTCTTTAATTAAATTAAAGGTATCCATTACCGCTGTCATGAACTACCTCGTTTCTTCTCTTGTATTTTTTAAGCACCTTCGATTGTGCTTCTAAAACTTCTTTTTGCGAGTTTTCTCTAGCATTGTCAATGAAACTATCTCCTTGAATAAAACGTGTACCATCATTAAGGAAGTGTGCAATACGAGCATGATTGGCATCTTTTTTAGTAAAGCCAACAGCTGTACTACCATCTGCTTTAGTTCCATCTAAATTACCAACATCCACGCTATCAGCCAAGTGGGTCATTTTACCAATTTCACGATCAGCATTATAGTGACCGGCATCTTTTGTAGCCTGCTTCAAGTTTTTAGCTAATACATCAGCACCTGCCTGCGTTACTTCTTCACGTTCTTCAATTGTCAAGTTAACAACACCGCCTATTTCTTGCAACATTTCATCAAGTTGTTCAGATAAACTAGCCATTTTTCTCCACTTTCTGCAAGGTGAGCAAATCAAATGTTTCTCGTGCTGAGCGGTCGTCAGAACTAATCAAAATAATATCGTAAATATCTTGACCAATTCTAACGTTTAATGATTTGTTTACTGCATCATCATGTCGTATTGCAATTAATTTAGTATCAGTAATTGAATTACCCATAAACGTGTATTGTTGGCTTAACGACTGCGTACGATACCCAAACCATCTTGAAAACGATGCCACAAATCCTTTTGTTGGATTTCCGTTCTTAGGATTGTAGCCAGTCGTTCCTTCAACACCAAATTCAGCCCGTTCGTTAAATTCAAGTGGATTTATCGCCATCGAATACCCCCTTATCTGCTAAATAATCAGCATAACTGCCACGTAATTGAGCAATAATTGAATTAGTAGCTAAATCAACCGGAAATGCTTGAACTAATGACAACGATGTTCTAAACGTATAATAGCCACTTGCTAAAGCAATGGTAGCTACATCTACAAGTGAAGAGATATTATTATCAGCATAGAATTTGTCGTCATCAGTACCAATAGCATTCTTAATATAGTTAGTCGCTGCTAAGATATACCCCTTTAACAAATCATCATCAGCCGTAGAATCAACTCGCAAAGATACTTTTAAATTATCTAAAGTTACCGTCATGCAACCTCCTAAAACCCGCCCATTTTCATATACTGTTTATTTCATAAGCGAGTTAAAAATAAATTATTGACCGCCTGTTGAAGCAGAAGCAGCAAAGTTAGCTGTCTGATTGGCAACATCCTTAAACGAACCGGCAACAAACGCTTCTGTGTCTGTTGGCTCAACATCGAAACGATCAATAACACGAATCTTAGTCAAGTCCTTTTCAAAGGCTCCGGCACCAATGTTAGTTGATAACAACGACATTTGTTGACGGTCAAACAATGTAACAGCTTGCTTCAAATCACCGAAGTACAGTGGGTGTGAGCCTGATACATCTGGCAACCAACGGTCAGCCAAAACTTTAACTTGCTTACCATCGATAACTTTTACATCTGATTGTGTAGGGTCTGGTTGTAGTAAATAGTTTCCCATTGCGTCCTTTACCTTATTCAAAACAGCCAATCCTGATACGTTAGTCAAGAAGAATGACGTAGTAGCAACAGCGGGATCAACTGCAGTTGATACCATATCCTTGATATCATCAAACTTAGCAACAGTTGGTTTCTTGGGAACGGCGTTCATTACCGCGATGATGGCTTGGTTCCGTGTAACCACTACCTTCTTAGCAATCCATGATGACAACCATGCCAAGATGTTTTCAGCAGTGTCATTCAAAAGAGTGTTAGTAACAGTTGAGATACCAGCATAGCGCTTAATTAAGTACTTAACGATGGCCAACTTAGGATCATCATTGTCACCAATACTTGCATCGTCAGCATCCAGGTTAGCCAATGGTGTGACATCAGACCACTTTTCATAGACTCGTGAACCTGACAAAGTTGATACTGATTCAACATTGACATATTGTTCCAAGGCATCATATTGTCGAACAAGTGTGTGAATAGCTGTTTGAATATCTTGTGGGATAGTCAAACCAATGGCATTACCGTTGGCATCCGTACTCGAGTCAATTTGGTTAACAACATTCGGAATGCCCTTGATCATACCCTTGAAATTATCAACAAACTTTTTCTTCAAGTCGTTTTCTTTCGGTGTTAGTTCAGGCGTTGGCTCTACGTTGTCATCAACTACGTTCACAGCTTGTGCTTGCACTAAGTTTTCGTGTGCTAAATCACGTTTCGCAATCGCATTTGTAATCTTTGTTTGGATATCAGCAACATCTTCTGCAGAAGTGGCATCGTCATCAACCATGAGCTGTGCTTTGTTTTGCAAATCAGATACTTTTTGTCCCAAATTCACCCATTTTTCATTCAAATCGTTAATATTTACTGGCATATTAGTTATTTCTCCTTTGTTTTTCCTAATAAAATAGCCAACTTACTTTGCTTTAAATCGCTAGTAGGTTGACTTTTTTTGGTATTATTTTCTAGTTTTTCAGTCTTTTCGGACTTGTTCAGTAGATTAAGTAGCTTGTTAACTGCTGACTTAGGCACAATATTAGCTGTTGCATTCGAGAAAGCCGCTTGTTTTTCGTCAACAAACATGATTTCATCAGCAAATCCTTTATCAACGGCTTCCTGAGCACCAATCCACGTCTCTTGAGCCATCATATTAAGCAAATCGCCTTGTGTCATACCTGTTTTTGATTCGTAGGCGCTAGCAATTGACTTATCAATTCCGTCCAGTACATCAATTTCATGTGACAAATCAGCTATTTCATTGGCTAAGTCATCTTTATTACCTCCCACACCGCTGCTTCCGTAACTAGCAGCCTGATGGATCATAATTTGAGCTGTTGGCGATATTTTAACCGTATCACCAGCCATAGCAATGACACTCGCTGCACTTGCTGCTAATCCTTGAATATTTACAGTAACATTAGCATTCGCCGCCTTCAACAATGTAAATATTTCACTTGCAGCAAATACATCTCCACCGTTAGAAGCAATATTTACTTCGACATCATCGCCATCGACATCATTCAAAATTTGTGCAACGGCACTTGGTGAAGCACTAGGAATGCCAAAGAAACTATAAAATGCTGCGGTTTCATCATCAACAACCGTTCCTTTAATATCAATTTGTTTGGGCAATATCTTCACTCCTTTCTATTGTAGTATCAGGAATATCTGGCATGTCTGGTGGCAAATATCCTGACTTCTTAAGTAACCATTTGGCTTCACCAGCCGTAAGTGTGTTACTTTGCTTAAATGTATTTATATTAGTGGTGTAATCATCATTTACTGGGTCAATAGCTGGTTTAATGTCGATATCAACCGAGGATGATTGCTTATTTGATAATTCGCTAGTGATAGAACGTCCGAACCTCATTAAGGCTTTGGCGTAATCACCACCTATCATTTTCAATGAGCTTTGTTGGTCGCCTTGTCCGTTCAAAACTGAATCAGGTATGCCATAGGCTTTAGCGATTTGTTTTGAAGTCCAATCTGTTTGAGCAAGCAACTTGGAGACATCCCCTTTAATTTCTAATGGTGTATATGTCTCTAACTTGTCAATTACGATTGGCCCACCATTAGAATTGTTAACTTGATTCATGAATTGTCTTGAGCGAGCCGACTTTTGTTTAGCATTCAGCAAACCACCACCATCCGTTTCTAAAATGCCAGGTGTCAAAACAGATTTTGCTAAAGCATTAATAGTTAGCTTGTTAGAAGAGGCTTTAATTTTAAGCTCATTGGCCAATGACCGTAATGGACTGATACCGGTTGCGCCGCCATTCTGACTTAGCAGTCTAAAATGAATCATGTCGCTTGACGGTATGCTTTGTTTGATACCAACTAATGGCGAATCAAAGGTAGCGTTGTAATACAATCCAGAATAGTCGTCTAATGGGAATACACTAACCTGACTAGGTCTTAAATACTCCCACCTGACATCTAATCCATTACGATTGCGCCAACGATAGACAAATGCCTCGCCACCTAGCAGTAGTTGAGCATAAACGGCTTGCCAAAAGCTATATCTGTTCGTCCAAGTCGTTGGATTATTTAACATACTCTGATTCTGCGAATTATCAGTAATTAACTTTGATGAGGCTAAATCTGCGCTTAATTGAAAAACGGTAGAGTAAATATCTGAATTTCGCAATGCAACATCTGCACTAACGTAATCATCTTTACCTGCCGGATTCAAAAAGTTCACAATTTCATGATCATCAAAATTAATTTCGTTACCACCACCCACATCTAAGCTGTTTTTAAAGCGTGGGCTAAATAATGGCAATATCAATCACCCCCTTTCGATGTGCTATTAGCAATCAATTCACTAACTAATCCCGTAACAGCAAATGAAAGAGCTAAAGTAACGCCACCCGCTATTTTGTTTAAGCTAAACATTGCCCAATTAATCGTAATTAAAGCTGCTAAATAACATAGCAAGTCAAATATTCGCCAAATAATCGGCAATAGTTGTTTAAAAATCATAGTTCATCTCCCATCAGTCCGGCTTCATCACTAAGCAGCCAGTCTAGTTTTTGTTGTGGCGTCATTCGTTCGATTTGTTTTTCTGGGTCATTCACATCCGAATAATCTTCAAAATGTATCATCCCTTGATATAAGGCATCAATAATGGCATCCACAACATCAATTTTGAGTGTTGCTTTTGCTTTATCTACCTGAATACCTATCTTGTCTTCAATAACTTGTGCATTCAACAACGCTTTTTCCATTATTTTGTCATCAAGCCGTGTAATTGAACTCTCAACAAAGGCAGACTTTAAGAACTTTGTAGGGTCTTTCAATTCACTAGTCCGCTGTCGAATCGCCATCAAGTTCCAAGATGTATTTAATTCAAGCTGTTTAATTGCTGGTGTGGCACCCCATGCATCGTAACCAAAAAAGACAACCTCTAAAGCGTTGTCTTCTACATAATTTAATAGCCATTGATAAACCTGATCATCATTTATCAGCCCTTGTGGGTGTGACGTGATTGTGCAATACCCTTTTTTAGCCAACTCACGGTAATTAATTCCATCTTGTTTCTCTTTAGCTTCAATACTGCCTGCTTTTTCCCAAGGTATAAACGAATGTTGCTGAATATGCCATCGCTTGTTGCAATTTTTATCGAGATAAGGATAAACAAACGCAATCGCTGTATTGTCACTAAACATTGAGTAATCGTAACCTATGTATACTTGCTTCCCATAAATTTCAAACCTATTAGTAATTGCACGCTCAACATCTGATAACTTTAAAAAGCTATTTGTTGATTCTTGTAACCACATATTCAAGTTTTTATTTTGAAAATCGCTAATGGTTCCAGCTAACAAATCACTGTCTCTTTTATCCACTAATCCTTGCAATAAAACAGCCTGTTCGCTTTCCAAATTAAGCAACGGGTTACTTTTTATCCAAGTTTCGGGCTTAAATGTTTCATCAAGACTATCATTAGCCCATATCAACCCCAGATAGCTATCAGCATCTCTATTCCAATCTTGTTCCATAGCTTGTTGAATCATTTTTTGGTCTTCATGAAATGGAACGGTTGGATCTGGGTATGAGGTTGATATTTGAATAAATTGACGATTTTTAACCTTAACCTGTCCTGATATGATTTTAGATATCTTATCACGACTTTTGATTTCGCCTATTTCATCAACAATAGCAGTCGTGAAGTGGAAACTATCATACTGACCTGATTCATGAGAAATAGCACGCATTACATTGTTCTTTTTCTTCATAATAATCTGATCAGTTTGTATCATTAAGCCAACTTCTTCTGCATAAGTTTTGAAGGGTGGCTTGCTGATTAGTTTTTGCATCATGCTTTTGATGTATCCAAACAATTTATTTGTTTGCTTAAAATTAATTGAAGCAACTAAGAAATCTTGGTTTTCAAGTCCAATAGTTTCTACCAAGAATGAATATGTTTGAACGATGGCCATCATATATGTTTTACCTTGGCCACGTGACACAGAAACAATCACACGGCTGTATCTTTTACCACCATCTTCGTTTCGCCAACCTATCATTTGAGCTAAGATAAACTTTTGCCAATCCATTAACTCTGTAGGTTCGCCTGTATCAACATTAGGGCAAATACTTGCGAATTTAAGAATGTTTTTGGCTTGCTTAACAGAATAATGAAATTTAAAATCATCATCCCCTTGCCTTTGTAAGTCACGTAAATGTCTAAATGATGCCAACTTAATAAAGTAACCTTGTTCAATTTTTTCATCTAAAACATCAAAAGCATATTGCGTTCCCTCATCGTGGTAGCGCATCCTTATGTCTGAAAAATCAAGTGAATGATAGATGCCAATAACATCGTGGCTTATTGTTAAATCAATCTTCTTCATCGGCGAAGAACTCCTTCATTTGTGACGTTGAACTCTTTTCATTATCTAGACTATTTCCTGCCAACTCCATTAAATCTGCACGACTTTTTGGAGACAGTCCCAACTCCGATCCAATTTTGGTTAAATTTTTAATTGAATCACTGTAAATATTAGTCATAGGGTTCCTTCGGAAACCTTGAAATGTCTTATCAATTATGTTGCCTTCATAATCCTGTACGGGTTTGTAAATTGCTTGAACTTCGCCATTCATTTTTATATGTTCATAAGAGTTACGATAAATTTCATATTGAGTACAATACATTTCTACTAAATTTGTATCAATTCTATTTACTGCCGAATTTTCTTCTAAAAATACGGTAACTTTACGCCAAAGACGACTTGATAGGTCCCCTAGGTAATCAGGAGCGCGGTATGATAGGCGCCCGCCGTTTACGTCTTTGTCGGACTTTTTGACCAATTTTAACCGCCTCCTTTCTTGTCAAGTCCCCCCCTACATTAAAATTTTAAAAATTAAACATTTTTACAAGATAACGATATGTGTGCGCTCTTTATTCTGACAAACAAGGGCGGGGGTATTCTGCATTTTAAAATTTGTTTGTTGAAATATACTTGAGCATTTTACAACGTCTTAAAAACGATTTTATTGACGATTTTGTTTCATCAACTTATTAATCATTGCAACACTTCTAATAGGGCTAACATGCTTCAACTGATTTTCTTTACCTGTACCATAGTATGATTGTTCCCACTTGGTCTTTAATGTATGACAGCTACTACACGTCACTGCGAGGTTAGTCACGTCTGCCTTATCATTTGGGGATGCTTCAACTGGTACGATATGGTCTACCGTCTTGCCTTGTTTGATTACATCGTCACACTTGCAATATTGGCACAAGTAATGTTGTTCATCTAACACTCGCCGCCTTAGGTTAACCCATTGCTTTGTACGGTAGAAGTTATACTGACCACGTTTGGCATCATCACGGTTACGTATCACTGTATTGTATCTGTGTGTTGCTTGCTTATCTCTTGTAACATACACACGTTCTTGGTCTGCATGCTTAGCACAGTAATGTTTAGGCAACTCAACCATGTTGAAACAGCCATTAGCTTTGCAACGTCTAACTCTCATCTCGGTGTGCCTTCACGGAATCCTCTACGCATTGGACTTTCACCGGTCAAGTCATAGTAGTTAATATCAAACCCTTTATGGTTTATAGTCAGCGTGTCAGTATTCCAATCAACTTTAAGACTAACCAACGGCTTGTCATCAACTTCACCAATAAACTCACCATCTACCCACACGTTTGGTACATCACGGATATCATCAAACTCAATACGAACGTGTGGTTGCTTTACAGTGTGTTCACCACCTTTAATTTGTTCAACAGTTTCTCCTAACAAATCAAATGCTCGTTGTGCTTTCGTAGTATCCAAAGTAATGTTAGTAGATAGTTCAGTGTTGATATTTTTTCTGCCAACGCTATCATCTTCTTGATACTTAGATTCAAATTCCTTGGCGTTCATAATTGAGATAACGCCTTTATTGATTACTAAATAATCATCGAGGTTTAATGTTGTATACTCTCCCTTAGAAACCATAACTGATATGCGCTTACCTTCAATGAATGAATCTATATATTCAAATGAAATTCCGTGTTCATTTAAAAAAGGGATAACATCAGTTAAGATGTTTCCCTTGTTTTGAATAGCTTCAATTGTGTTTACTCTTTTAATGTATTGCATAACGTTCTCCTCGTTCACTGCAAAATAAAAAGCGCTTATTCAGCGCCGTCAAGATTTATAAAGTTTATTTTAAATTTATGCCTTTTGTTCCCCGCTAAAACAACTACTACTTTCGGCTTCTGCTCACTCAAGAATTTAAACGCTGACATATCAGGAACCCATTTTTTGACTCTGTCTGTATCTATTCTTTTTGCTTCAAAACCTCTTATTACTATTGGTTCTGCCTCTAAAAAATTTGAAATGACTGTACCGTCTTTATACTCAACTTCTATATCTTTAATCAATAAATCTGGGTCATTTATATTGAAAATATCTAATTCAAATCTCGGCTTCAACACAACTCTGTCTCCGTCATCTGATTTAACCGCACTGGCAATAACTGTTGCGTCCGCGTCATACTTAGTTTTTGTCCTTCGATAGCTAACCGCTATCCAAACAGCTCCAATTGTTCCAACAGCAGCAAACCAATCTGCAACGCTACCCCATTCAATTCCTGTTAATATCATCTCTAACCTCCAATAGCAGTAATTATACTACTAGAGAGACCTGGGTTGGATTAGAAATTATCGAATCACCTAGATAGTTTCTCTGAAATCTCTTCATCAACAACAGGATTAACCAATAGACTTCTATCACGCAAAACTCTAGCTAGATTAAATCCTTTGTGCCAACCGATTCTAAATCTTCGTTGAAACATTGTGATCGTTTTTCTGAGATTCAAATCGTTTTTAAATACACCAGTTTTCAGTAATTCAGTGGCGTCTTCAATTAATTCATCATCTTCTTCAATACTTGCTTTTTTATCGGCCATTATGCCATCTCCTTTTCTGAACGCGCCACTCGGCAACTAACTCATCTACTCATGAAATAAGTAAATAAAATATTGATTAAAAATACGATAGCCAAAAACACTTGTGTCTTAGCATTATCTTCTTCTAAACTATTACGCCATAGCATGTTCCATCTCTTCTCTTTTTTGAGAAGCCTAATATCGTCTTCAAGCTTGCCGATTGTTTCATCACGCATTTTTATCTCATTGCGCATTTCAAACTGTTCATCTTTCAAATGAGCGATCATGTTGTTGGTCTGCACCATGTTTTTAACTAACATGTCTACATCTGATTCACGCTTTATGTTTTCAAAGTTAACGTCTTCTCTTGCTAATGCCATATCTATTCTCCTAGAATTGTTGATACATCATAGTACGTTATGAGCCATTAATTCTCTAACCACTTCATGTGGCTCTTGTAGTCAATTTGTCTGTTCTCCAACACCTCTGACCTAATTTGAAAACGTGAACGCTCATGTCGTGCAATGCTCTCTGTTTTCATCATGTCAGCGTGCTTGCGATTAACATCAGTCGCCTGTTTAATATGTCTACGTCTCTTGCGTAGTTTCTTCTCTGCTTCATTCATGTTTAACTCCAAACAAAAAGCCCAACCTATTCACGTGGTTGAGCTTTTAAAATATTCAATTTATTTCTGGGCAGCTTTATGCAGAAATGCATAATACTCATACAGAGCTAACGCTACGAACATAACTAAAGCAATGTAAATCGCCCCAGATACTGCTGTGACAGCTACTACGGTCAATCCAATCGCTGAAGTTGTGAAAATCAACGAAAACTTTTGAAGTTTAGTCAACTTGTCAGTATCTCCTTGAAATGACACTGAGGTCATAATAACACCAACTAATATCATTAATCCAAAGAAAATATGTAATGCAATCATAATTATCTCTCCTTTATGTACGATGCCTTACCCCAACAATAATCATAGAAGAACACATCACGAATATTGCTTCCAATATAAGGCACCTCATTAATAATAGCATCTTCTGAAAGCGATTACTACTAAATTTTGCCAATTAAAAAGCATCCGTTAAGATGCTTTCTTGGTGACCCATATCACTTTATGATATTATCAATACTTTTTTCAGGAGAGTATAGAATGCTTGGGTTACCACACGTTAAATGCTAGCACACAAAGTTACCTTTGTCACTAACATATTTTATGTACGGTGCCTCACTTCTTGCGATGAGAAAGAAGTTAAATACGGTAATAGGAGTATTTATGTGAGACACCTTACAAACTATGTTAACACTATACGTTACTAATTTCTAGGTCATTTTCAGTCTGATTTATTAGTTATCTTTCGAGTTTTTGCCACTATTTTTATTTTTACCAACTGTATACCCAATTTGAAAAGTGGATATCACCAAAGCAATTATAGATAAAACCATTGGCCCATATATATAAATTTCACTCATTTTTGTTCCTCCAAAATTTTGGAATTTTTCTTATAGTCTTGATCATACAACGATTTATTATTTTCGAGCACCTTTAAATCACTTTTAATTACATTCAATGAACTGCCGACACCTTGGTAGAAATTTTGTCTTGCTCCCAAATCTACGTGAAGCTTGTCTGTGTCTTTTGGAGTTTCCGTTTGGTTAACCCTCAACGCATTCACATATGATGTCGCCTTGTAAATCACAGCGTTAAGATTTTGACGATAAACTTGATAATTCATAGCTTGATTTTTAGACAAACTTGTTGGATTTATGGCTTCAATAGTTTCAAAGTTTTGTTGAAGACTATCAAGTTGAAATCTAAATTGACCATAATCAAGTGTTTCATCTCCGCCATTGTCAATTTTATAAATCATCAGATCCAAATCATATTCAGCTAATTTTGCTGAATTAATCAGAATTTTGTTTGTATTGTCGCTGTACCTTTTACTTTGATTCCATTGATATATACCACTAAAAGCAGATATAACAACAGCAATTATTGTCAAAAACCAAGTTACAACTTGCGACAAAGTAATTTCTTTCTTGCTCATAAATCATCTCTCCTTTTACAAGAAAGATGATACCACATCATTGACTTCTTAATTATCAACAATACCATTATTGCACTGTTTTTAGGTCAAAAACTGTCTAAAAACTCGCATGTTTTCGCTACTCCGAGTTATCCACAGGCTGATAAGCAAATACAGACTTTCGATATATCTGCTTAATATTCTGCAAATCTCTATGGCACTGGCTCTCTGATTTAGAAAGTATTCTAGCTACCTGACTCCAACTGCGCTTGCGTCTGCGATCATATCGCAAGGATAGCATGGCTCTTTCATCCTCAGTTAGTATCTTCAAAAAGTTTGACATGCACCACTTGTCACGGATAAAGGACTGAAACGCATAATCACTTTCTTCAATAATCAACTGATTATCCAGAATTCGATTCTCTTTATTTTGAGCAGTGCCACCGCCTATATTTTCATCTACTATTTCAGGCGTCTGCAATTCTATCTTACGTAGCTTAATCTGCATGTCGATTACACCCGAATAATAGTCACTTAGGTATCTGTCTATTCTATCTGCCACACTCCGCTCCTTTTAATGATATAATTACCAAAAAATAAAAGGTCAATTTAATATATATGACACAACTTATACTTTACATTTTGATATATTCAATGATTTTTTTCTTATCAATTACTTTAATAATTGGATTTCTTATCCATAGTCACGGTACCAAAATTATTTCGGTATTTGGTATTTTCATACAAGTATTAATACTAGCCTATCTACACTTATAAAGCATTTCAATGACTGTGAATTTCTTGTGCCATTCGTTCATTAATCACCCTTCCTCATAAATACATAAAACATAGCTGCATCAAGACCAAAAATAATTACGTATGTCAACGCTAATTCAAAATTGATAACCATGAACAATCCAGCGATAACGCTAATTAACATTAGCAAGACACATATTGTTAGTCCTGTGATTTGTAGTTTTCTCATAAAATTACCTTACCTTTATTAATGTCATAACCCATTTCTTTGGCATAACCATATATCGATGATTCATTACAGCCAGCTTGTTTAGCGATTTCATGAACGTCCGTAACGCCAGCTTTCGTCAACTGTTTAAACTTCGCTACTCGTTGTTGCTTGGCTTCTGACGGGGTTTCTTCTGGCGCTTTCACGATCCCTTTTTCAATTAACTTTCTGCGCTTGGCATATATTTGAACAGTGGTTTTACCAATCGCGTTCGAAATTGCCCTGAATTCTTTACCTTCATCAAGCATAGAAATTAATGTTTCCGTTTGTTTATCGCTCCAGTGGCTTGAATTTTCACCGCCTGGTTCTATTTTTAATTTTGACTGCATCCACTCGGCAGCCCTGTCAAATCCGAATTTTCTTTCCTTGTCACAAAATTCAGCTGCATAGTTTGTCATTATTATTTCTCCAGTTCGTATATCTCCAATCGCGGGTTATCTTTGTCGATATAAAAATCATGATCATATCCGTTGATGTGTTTGATATTGTCGTTCCCTAAAAACGTCACCCCTCGAACATTAGCCTTTTGCATGCCATCAAATATGAATTTTTTTATGAAATCCCAATTATCTGGGTCAATTCGTCCGTCTGCTAAGTACCAGTCAAATTTCAATTTACAAGGCCAATTAAATATAATGCCATCTACCATTGCTTGCTCGACTATGCGTTTGGCATATAGAGTACCTATCTTTTTAAGTTTAGAACCCGCATATCTATTCGTTCTTTCTGCATTTATATACTTATTCAAAGTTTTATCTCGGTACTGCTCGATATTGAAACAAATTTTATTTTTAGTCATCTTCTAACTCGACCATTTCTAACCTCCCTTTGGTTTTGTATTTTTTGTCAGATACAAATCTATTGACATAAGACGGACGTGTCATGAACATTAAATGGTCAAATTTTTTACCCGTCTTTCTAGCAATTTCTCTAGGTGTTCCCTCTGCAATAAATTCATCACCTTTGAACAATGCCCAAATTCTTTCTGCTTTTGGCTTTATCTTTGTTACCATAGTCCTTCCTTTTCATTTGCTTTCACGTCCACAGAAACCGTCCTATTTGACGTTTTAAATGTTGTTTAGTATTTGTACATAAACAGCGTTTAACGCCTTAAAACGCTTGTTATTGTCTATCTGGTATTTAATCTATGAACCTCTGCTATGCGCTCATCTATCTTGATGCCTGTCAGGTGGTATTTCTGTAAGAATGTCTCAATTCCTAAGGAGTGCGCCTCCTGATGGTGGATACGACATAATTGCACGGCTCTGAGTTTCAAATGGTTAGTCTTGCGCCTGTCTACACCTTGACCAATCGTGTCTAAATGGTGCAGGTCACTAGGTCTCTTGCCACATATCACGCAACACTTGTTCATCAGACACTGATATTCCCAATGCGCTATTTCCTGCGGCTCCAGTTCGTTCAAAGGTTTCACACTCAAACCGATATTATGCAAAACTGCATAATCTAATAACATGTTGATAAACTCGTTTGTGTCCGACTTGTTGCCCTTGACTGCGCTCAGGCTAAATTCGCCAAAGTCTAAACCGTGGTAATACTCGTACATTCCGTAAAAGTGCCTTCTTGTACTTTCTACGGTTTCTAACCACGCTCCACCTACCTGTGATAACCAAATGTCATTAAGTAGCGCAAACGCAAATCTACGCTGTTTTGGTGTTGGTTCATTATCATCACTAGCTACCACCGATAGAACTTGTTTCTGATTGGTTGCGTGATACTTCTGCAATGTGCGCAAATCATCATCACTCATTTGCAATGTGACTAACCCTTTGTTTGGATCTAGCTTATTTACTTGTCCAAATAATTCAGTCACTAAGCACTCCTACACTATTTCAATGCCCCAATTCCAAGGTTCACTGTCAACGCACATGCGCTTTGCTAATGCGTACTCCACATCATCAAACTTCGTGAACACTCTTGGGTCTCGCATAATCACTCTGTCGTTTTCTGTACAAATCATTTGATAACTCATTCTCTGACATCGTCCAATCCGTCAAACACAACCGTGTTCTCTGCTTTTTTTGTAATCAATCGGCTAACAATCTTCTTGTTGTACATGCGTTCCAAATCGCCCCTATCGTTGTTTGTGGTTACGATAGTGCTGTAACGCTTGTTGCCGTCCTTGTCTTTCACTTGCCTTGCTTCAGCAACTCGAAACCAGAATTGCTGTAATCTTTCAGTGGCACTACCTTCGTTTTTCATACCACCAGCTTCAGAACCAAAGTCATCAAGTATCAACACATCAACTTCACGCATTGATCGCTCAATGTTCTTTATCTTGATAGCTGCTTCATTGTCGTTGAAGTCATACATAATCAGTTCTCGTAAGTCCATAACGCTGACAAACATACTCAACTTATTCGAGTGCTGTTTCAGTGCATCAATGATTGCCAACACCATGGCTGTTTTACCAGTACCAGCTTCACCGTAGAATAGAACGTTGAAATTACTATCAAACATTCTCTTTGTGATATCTGCGGACTTCTTCCAGATGTCGTGGGCTAACTTTTGATTAGGTTGCACTTTTGGGTTCCACTTCTGAAATGTGAACGTCTGCTCACCGCTAGTTCCCCACACGCTATCTCGCTTGTAGATACGTGCCCTGTTATTAAACAGTGCTTGACGAACTCGTTCCTGGTCTTCACGTTCTACCTTTTTACGCCATGCTTGCAATTCTTCATCGCTGACCTTGTTCTTGGCAAATCGTTCATCGTTTTCTAACATTTCCTTGAGGCTATTCATCTTGTTCCATAGCCTCCGTTCTTCATTGCCGGCTTGCTAGTTACCTGGTTTTCATTCAAGTAACTTTCAAACTTAGTTCCAAACAATGTTTCAGGCCTTAGGTACTGTTTCATTTTTTGATCTGTTAACCATTGCTTGCTTTTAACATCAATCACGGTTCTAAAATCATCTAAACTAAATCCTTCGTTAAATCTTGCTTTGATTAACTTTTTAGTTTTAGTTCCACTACTTCGATATTTACTTCCAGTTTTTTCGTTCAAATAATCAACGACTTCTTTGTAAGGGAGTTGGTCGGGTTCTTCGGAACCGGACAATATATCTTTTCTATCCTTACCTAACCTATCCTTACCTAACCTTACCTGCGTCAACGTTTCGTCTACGTCTCGTGGACGTTCTGTATACGTAACTAAATCTTGGCGTTCATATTGACCTGATTTGTTAATCTGAAGTTGCTCTAATTCGTTGGGATACATGGTTTTGTTGTAGGTATCCTTACGAATATAATTGTGAACACGCCAATCTTTTATCACTACTACTCCGTTTTCAAAAGGGAGTAAAAACTGTTTTGCGATTAACAACTTTCTATCGTCATCGCTAGACCCGATCATTCTTTGAATTGTTTTGGTATTATCTATAAATCCGTCATCGTCTGCATGCATGTTTAAGTGAAAATATAGCGCCTGTGTTGACAACGGCATATCAAGAAAAGTATCTGTGTCGGTAACTTTTTTACTAAACATTCTTCTTTGTGCCATGTTTCTCCTTTGGGCTTCACACCCTTTTGTGTGGTTACGCCACATCGCCATCATACGAATGAACATCAACGAATTGAGCGACTTAAACTCTTTTCACTGGTTAATCAGTTTAGTGACGATGATCGGGTCATAACGACCTTAATTTAATTGTTTGGCGATTTCGGAAAGCATTTGTTTGAAATCTTTACCAGTGTAAATATCGTCATCTTGAATATCGTCCCAAACTTTAGAGAATTCATATTTAATCGCCTTTTTTACTTCCTGAACTTCCGTTAACTTGGGCGGTTCAGATTCCAATGCTTTCGCTTGAACGAACTCTAGATTCAATAACTTCGTTAGCGCTCCAGTTGGTTTACCAGTAGCGGTGAAATTGCTAATCTTTAACCAATCTGCCTTAATGGTCAGTGGCGTTTTAAGGTGATACGATTCATTGCGTTCATCAATTTCTTTTTGCAACACTGGTTGTAATTGCTTTAGACGGCCAACATTCCACGTATTTTGTTCTTCTGTGATATCCTCAATGATTGAATCGGCAGTATCTTTAACGGCGAATAAACCACCATTGCGCTCAATTAATTCTTGTTCATAATCCTTAACATTTTGCTTCACTGATTTCTTAATCAAGTCAGATACTTGCTTCATGTCTTTCCTCAAAGCAGCCATACTTTGAGCATCTACCTTGCTACTAATCGTGGTCACTTCAACACCATTCAACGTTGCTCGCAAATCGTTCCAGTTTTGTGCCACACCGTTTTCAAAGCTAATCAAGGGCATTACTGTTTTTGGCTCACTCATTTCACGTCCTCCGAAGTCTCATTCTTTTCAGCAAAAGGATTAGGCGCATCACCTGTATCAACTCCAGAAAACGGATTATCACTTTTTTCTGCTGGTTGATTATCAATGATTTCTGGTTCAACGTTTTGATCATCAGTAGTGATTTCTTCTGTTTCCGGAGTGACATCACGTGCCTCACGTTCGTTCTTATCGTCTTCTGCAATAGCTTGCGCAACCTTAGTTGTCTTAGGAGCAAACTTAAGCAAGTCTTTCATCACGGTTTTAATTGCCATTGCATCAAAATCTGTGTACCATGGTGTCTGTGGTGTTTTACCGTAACGATCTTTATGGTCTGGCCCCTTATAGGTTTGACTAAATTTCATAGCATGATTAATCACTCGTTGGATTGGCCAATATTTGACAATTCGTTCACCATCTAAGTAATAAAATGCCAGATATCCAGCTACTGAACTTTCACCATCTACATATGGATCGTAGTTTTCATTTTCCATTGTGAATTCATCAAATACATAGTTGTAATGTGGCTTGTTTGCTTCATAAACAACACTTCCACCCAAACGACCAACACGACCGGTATTCTGTACAAGCTTGATAATCCCTCGATAGCCTAGTTGGAACTGAGCTTTAACATCTTTGGTTACCCACTTACCATCTACCTTTGCTCGCTTTCCATACGGAATGACATAGGCTTCACCAAGGTCTGGCAAGACAGATAAATCAAGAATGGCTGCTCGCATTGCAGCGTTTGTTAGGTCATTCATGTTTGTTTTTGCTAAGTCAGGGTTTAATGCCACTACTGTTGACAATCCGCTTAAGAAACCAGCTGCGTTGTCTTTCAATATTTCTTCAAAATGCTTTTGCATCTTGTCACTGTTAATGATTTTTTGAACTTGTGCTACTTCGTTTGCCATAATTAATCTCCTAATTCTAACTGTGTTAATTCTTGTTCGAGTTCTTCTACGTAATCTTGGCAACCTTGAATTTCGTCCAATGCTGCATCACGTTCTTTGCATAAGTATTCAATTCTGCTCTGATTTTTTCGCCATGCTGAACTTTCAACATCGGGTTGATAAAAAGCTAATACATCTTGTACCATTTGCATTTACCTCGTTTCTTGCTATAATCAAGATATAAATTTCTTTCAAATAATTTATATCCAGCGCTTTAACTGTTCCAGCAGTTAGGCGCTTATTTTTTTGTTCTAAATTCATCTAAACTGACATCTAGTGCATCAGCTATATTTTCCATTGTGGAAAATGTTATTTGTGTTCTGGCACCTGACTTGATTGGATATAAAGTTCCTAGCGAAATACCAGACTTCTTAGACAACCAATACCAGGTTTTGTTGATGCTATTTAGTTTTTCATCTATTTTTTCATTAATTTTCAAGGTCATTTTCCGTCCTTGTTTTATTGTCTATAAGCAATATAATGTAATTACAGACGTTCGGTTAATGCGAACTGACGTTTGTAAATTTGAGAGTATCCGATTATCCCAAAGGATACAGAAGGAGAATTATAATGGCGTATGAGATTACTCACGTAAGAGTGGATGGCGAATACAATAGGTCCGAAGACCACATAACAGATGTCAAACTTTCAGATGGTACCTTTGAAAGCGTTCGTCAAGTTGTTGGTTTCATTGATGGTAGAATGGAATACTTTTTCACTGACCACCTAGGTAGTAAAGCACAGGTTGAATCTGTGCATCCATCCGGTCGCCCCGCATACATTAGGACAAAACCTAATCAAACAACCACAGATAATCTGTTAAGTTTGCCAAGATTTTAACGAACTGCCTCACTCGTCACGTGGGGCTTTTTGTATGACATCGAATCCAAAACTCATAGTTGTTGTGTTGTCATCATTTTCTTTATTCGATCGTGTAAACTCTTTTAACTCAAATTCACCATCTAACAAACCTTGTAATAATTTAATTAATTGTTCCATTGCTATTCTCCTTATTTAACCCGCATGTACTTGTTGCTACCATCTGTGCCATCCATACGTTCCAAACGGTGCTTATTACGTTGATGTTCACGCTCTTGTGACTCACCTTGTATCATGCCACCAACGAACACTACTCCTAGCACAATTGCTACTGCTATTATTTGTAAAATCACCATTATATTTCTCCTTATGCTGCTTGCAAAAACTTATTAATGAAGTATTGCTGCCCCTTACCAGTTACCTTTGGTGTTTTAGTTGTTACGTTTACCCCATTTGAGTTGATATGGTTATGTTCCTTGATTTCGAACAATCCCATTTCCATGCTCTTTTGAGTCGGCATATTGTAATCTGTTCCCTTACGGCGAATTAGATAACCATTCTCACGCAACCACGTAAACAATCGGTTAGCACCTGTATCAATGCCATTCTGTTTCAACAACTTGGCTAGTTCGCCAACCAAGATACTTGTTTGACTGGCACTCACTGCATCAGCGAACAATGCTTTGGGTTTCATTTCAGCAATCAAGTTATCCTTATGATCTAATTTCATCTGTGCAATAGTTAATGCGCGTGCCATAATCTGATCTGGACTGTTCCATGCTTTTTCAACTTGAATGAAGTACATACGAACTTGCTTGCCTTTTTCAGTTCCAGACATCAGCGCAATTTGCTTAGCAGCATCAACTGTTAATGAATAATCTTGGATTGTTTTGATAGCTCCATTATTAACAACCGTGGTTGCATCCACACTTGTAAAATCCTCATTTTCTATAAGTTGCTTTGCGTTAGTTTCAAACCACTGACTGAAGCGATAACTCTTTTTGACCTCCAATGCCTGATACAATTCACGAGCACTGACTTGCGCTTCGCCTTGATCGTTTTGATTAATCTTGATAATTTCTTCCATGTTGTTTACCTTCCCGACTTCTTATCGAAGTACCATACTAATGCTCGTCCGTCCCAAATCTTTCTACGCGGTGTATCCAAAATTGGTTTAGGGAAATTCTTATCGCTTCGAAAATATTTGTTGAATGTTTCTGAAGTGATACCTTTTAGTTCTTCTTGTATTTCTTTCTGTAGGTAATTCTTTGTTACGTCAAACGACACCCAATCACTTCCTTTCCGAAATTTGTTTTGTGCTATCCTTTATTTACTGGCATTGCAGAGCCTAGTAACTTGAAAGGAGAATATAATATGTTAGACGAACTAACTAACGATTCAAAATTTTTGTTGTCTTCAATGTATAAGGAGTATCTACAAAAGCGTAAATCAGGCATTGATAGAAATAAATCTCGCAAATTTGGTAGTGAAATTGATTTGCATGATGATTTAATGCCTGAATGGTTACAAGCTGACGTTCACGATTCAATAGCAGAGCTAATAAAGCTTAAATATTTAGAATCTATTACGGGTGATAATAAATTTACGTTTATTACGCTAAATCCAAAAGCTATCGCAGAGCTCGAAACTACATTTAAAGATAAGATAGACATCGTCTTAGAATATGCTGCCAAAATAAAAGATGTTATTCCTTTTGTTTAGCCATACACTATCCAGTCATTTGCGATAATATCATTGGCAGAAGGTTGCCATAAAGGCGTTATTTCTTTATTATCAATAATTAAATAACCTAACGTACTTTTTGTTGGCAAGAACCATAATCCGTATTTAGTATTTTTAATAAAATCAGGTCTTGTAATTCCTCTACCGGATTGCAAGGCTTTTTTTGTTGCTTCTGTAATATTAATGTTTCTCACTTCCTTTCTAAATATCTTGAATATCCAATAGCTGTCTAACTTTCGCTCGCACTTCTCGTGATTGCTTATTGATAGCGTAGGTGTTAATCGCTAAACTTAATACAGCTTCAGTGACACCAACCGCATTAGCCAAATCGCGTTGTGTCATATCTCGGTCGAACAAGCCGTCCTTGACGCGCTTTTTAAATAATTTAGCTGCGTCAACAATCATTTGTTCTGTCATGTGTGTGTCTCCTTTCTATAAAACTTACTGAGTTCTATATAATTAGTTGTAAGTTTTTGTTTACAAGTCTGATAAGTTGGACTATAATAACATAGTAAATACGCATAACAAATGTACTTAACGCCCTTATCGCTCCGCCAAGATAGATAAAACGTAAGTGTTTTTGTTTTGCTTAAAACTTACTAAGTAACTTACAAGAATTAGTATAGTACAACATGTTAGACTTTGCAATACTTTATTCTAACTTTTTAGACTTTTCTTGTACGAAATTGGAGAAATCACTGTCATGACACTATTATCACGTACAAAAGAAATTGCAAAAAGAAGAGGTATTTCTATGGAGAAACTTGCAAATCAAGTTGGAATATCGAAATCAGGTATATATCAATGGGATAATCATGAACCTAAACCTTCTACAATTGATAAAGTAGCTGATGTTTTAAACGTATCAACTGATTATTTATTAGGCAGAACAGACGTACCTAACTCAGATGTCAACAACGAAGAAATAGATCTTCGAGATGCCAAACATGAAATTCTTTCCTATGGAGGCAAGCCAATTTCTGATGAAGATTGGGCAGTGATAAGGAGAATATTGGAGAGTGGTATTAGTGAATAATATTATTGAAAAAATTCTAGAAGAATATAAAAGAAATGGTGTCATTGTTTTAAAAGCTACTTCTCTGAGCCCTAGTGTTCCAGACATTGCTGACCTGATATCCAGACAAGTCGTTATCAATACTAATTCAAAATATCAAGCCCAATTGCCATTTAGACTAGCTCATGAGTTGATGCATATTATAAACGGTAATCAAAATACACACCGAATGGTTGCTTATCATAACTATGATATTAGTAATCCACATGAGATAAAAGCCAATAAGGAAGCTGTTGAATTTTTATTTAACATGTATTCATCAGAAAATAATGAATTAAATTGGATTAGTTTTATGAATATGTATGGTGTTCCTAGTTTTATGGAAAACAAGGTTAAGTTTCTTATAGAAAACATGGTAAAATAGTTGTGCTTATTCGATTTCTATTTAAAAAAATTTTGGGAGAGAATATATATGAGTAGACACTATCAACATAATCACTATTTATGGATTGATGTTGCAAGAATTTTCGCTATTTTTCTAGTTATTCTGAACCATGTTAATGAGCAAATTAACGTTACCCCAATTACTGGAAAAACGATAAGTATAGAATTTTTAGGTAGGTTAGGCGTACCCATTTTCCTTATTTTATCTGGATATCTTATGATTAATCGTGATTACTCCAATAAAATTATGATCAAAAAATTTGCTAAGCATAATTTATTTTCTATAGTATGTTCATCTTTATTTTGGACAGCATTTTTTTCAGTATATTCATATCTTGTTTTAGCTAATGGAGATACAGATGTACTAATAAAAAACCTAATTTTTCAACAAAGATCGAGCCCCCAAATGTGGTACATTCAAATTTTACCAATTGTATATGCTTTTATTCCTTTGATATCAGTTGCAAAAAAAACATTTCCGCGTTATTTGAATTCTATAGTTATTTCTGGAGCCACAATGTTGTCAATAGGAAGTTTTGTATCCGCCTACACTAAAGGTTCATTTGTTCCTTTTCAATGGAATATGAGTGGCTCATGGGCACTAGTTTTTATTATGCTCTCTCTGATGCTCTTTGGTAGCTATCTAGACCATATATCAAGATCCAAACAATATACATCAATTATCATAATAATCGCTCTGATAACGTTGATAGCCTTTGGTTTTCTAGTATATAAGTCCTCTAAAGAAGAAATAATGGCAAGTCTTTGGTATGATCAAGCCCAAATATTTGTTTTCGGTTCATTAGTCGTCTTGGGTATAAAAAATATTACAACTATATGTGAAGCCAGATTTTTTAAAAAAGAGGTTTACACACATTTCTTTGCTAGCTTAGGAAAACTAACTTATGGTGTATACATAGTTCACTACATTTTTATTTTCATTCTGCTTAAGCTATTGCCTCCCATTTCTGGGATTAAAAGTACTATTCTTATCACTCTTACAACATTAGCATTATCACTGACTAGTGTTCAATTAGTAGTTAAGATACCTAAATTACCTAGATTTTTATTTTTGACAAAGTGACTGCTTTCTAACTAAGCATAGATCTTTGATCAAGAAAGATAAAAATTAAATAAAAAGCACACCGTCCGCCAAGACAATAGTGTGCTAAGAAAGAAGTTAAACGCACGGGGCGTTCTGTAATATTATAACAGATATAAGCCCCCTTTTTAAAGGAGGCTTTTTATATGGCATCATTCTATAAACGTGGTACAAACTGGACTGCTAGTGTTTCAATCAAGGTAGACGGTTCATTTAAGAAAAAAACGAAGTCTGGTTTTAAAACAAAACGTGAAGCAACAAACTGGGCTATCGAAATGGAAAACAAAAAAATAAATGATACCCTTTCAAAAAGAGATGGTATTATAGCTGAAATGTTTGAGGAGTGGTACGCGATATTTAAGGAACCCCTTTTAGAAACGCAGACAAAAGGTTGGTATAGGCTGGTTTCTAAAATACTGAGAACAGAATGGCCGGACAGAAAGCTATCAGAAATTAATTCTTCCGACTTTCAAAAGATGGTAAATGAATATGGCAAAAACCACGTTAGATCTTCAGTTGCTCACGTCAAAAATATACTGAGTTCATTTATCAAATACGCTGTGGATGAAGATTTCATCAATAAAGATTTTTCAAGAAATATTAAAGTGTTTTCCTCAAAAAGCAGTAAAGATAAAGATTTGAAGTTTTTAGAAAATGATGAACTTGAAATGCTTATTAAAGAAACCGAGAATAGCGATGCCGTTACTTCTCATATGATTTTATTGGCTATTTATTCCGGTGCTCGTTATTCAGAAGTGGCAGCATTAACAAGAGATGACTTTAATTTTAAAAATAACACAATTATCATCAATAAGTCATGGCAAGCCAATGATCAAAACTTCAAAGCAACGAAAACAAAAACTTCAATTAGGATAATTGACCTACCGCCTGATTTCATGAAATCAGTTCAAAAATGGACATTTGGCAAAATATACGCCTTTGAGAGTATTACAGGTCTACCGCCCACTAACGCAGCCGTAAATAAGCAATTAAAACGCTATTTGAAAAAGAATGACAGTAAACTAATAACCTTTCATGGATTACGTCATACTCATGCTAGTTTCTTGCTTTCACAAGATATCGCGATTCAATACGTCAGTGAAAGATTAGGCCATGCTGATGTAAATATCACATTGAGTACCTACGCTCACTTGTTAGATAAAAAGCGTACTTTAGAAACAAACAAGACCTTGAATGCACTTAGTAATTTGTAG